GTGAAACTAAACGACCGGCAGGTGGATGCCGCCAAACCTAAAGATAAGCCTTACAAGCTGGCTGATGGTGGTGGTTTGTATCTCCTGATTAAACCTACTGGCGGCAAATACTGGCGGCTCAAGTATCGTCTAGCCGGCAAAGAGAAGCTGTTAGCGCTTGGCGTGTATCCTGATGTCACATTGGCCGATGCTCGGGCAAAACGTGAAGAAGCCAAAAGGGGTATCGCTGGGGGTATCGATCCTATGGAAGCGAAACGGGAGGAGAAGATTGCCCGTGAAATTCAGTTAAACAACACCTTCAAAGATATTGCCCTTGAATGGCACTGCAGCAAACTAAGAAAATGGTCTGCTGGTTATGCTTCAGACATCCTCGAAGCCTTCAATAAAGATGTGTTCCCATACATTGGCAAAAAACCAATAGCCGAAATCAAACCACTTGAACTGTTGAATGTGCTGCGGCGCATTGAGGGGCGCGGCGCTACCGAAAAGGCAAGAAAAGTTAGGCAGCGCTGTGGGGAAGTTTTCCGTTACGCAATAGTCACCGGTCGAGCTGAGTATAACCCCGCCCCGGATCTCACCAGCGCGATGCAAGGGCACGAGTCCAATCATTTTCCTTTCCTCACACCTAAAGAATTGCCTGATTTCTTCAATGCGTTGTCAGGATATTCAGGAAGCGAGTTAGTAGTTTTGGCTGCTCGTTTGCTGATTATCACCGGATTGCGTCCCGGCGAACTCCGTGGGGCATTTTGGGATGAAATCAATATCAGTAAGGCGGTATGGGAAATACCCGCCTCACGCATGAAAATGCGTCGCCCTCATGTGGTGCCGTTGTCCAGGCAAGCTCTTACGCTTATTGGTCAGATCCAAGAGCTAACAGGCAATTACCCGCTTGTGTTCCCAGGCCGTAACGATCCGCGAAAAACAATGAGTGAAGCCAGCATAAACCAAGTCTTCAAGCGGATTGGCTATAACGGAAAAGTCACCGGGCACGGTTTCCGGCACACCATGAGTACCATCCTGCACGAACAGGGCTACAACACCGCGTGGATAGAAACGCAGCTGGCACACGTCGACAAAAACTCTATTCGAGGAACGTACAACCATGCCCAGTATCTGGATGGCCGCCGCGAAATGCTCCAGTGGTATGCCGACTATATGGAGGCGTTGGAAAACGGCGAAAATGTAGTGCATGGAACGTTTGGGAAAAGCGCTTAACTGTATGTATAGACAGTGCTAATTGACAGTAGTAGACTTCTGTAGACGAACAATAATTAGGCATAGTCTAGGCTGGTCACCGAAAACCCGCACACCTTTGCGGGCTGACATATCCGAATAATCAGAGGGATGAGGTGGTGTAATGTCTGAAAATATTTCTATACCCTTTTCATTTTGTCGATTAAATAGAGCTGCTGATTTCTTAGGGATGAGTAATGAGGATCTACTTAGCCTTGCATTATCCGAGAAAATAATCCTTTGCGTTAGGTTAGATGGTTTAAATTCAGTACTTTTGGTCGATGGTAAACCCGATGAGTTGGATGAATGGTATTTATCTTTAAAAAATGATGGCAGTGCATTAGCTGCTGCATTTTATTTATCGAAATACACATCGTTTTCCATTGATCGACTTTCTTACGATGAAGAGAATGAACAATGTATCTTTCATCCAAGGTTTTATCAAAGTTTAGATGCAAAGGGCAATTCATTAGGCAATCAATCCCAAAGTCATAGCGGAAGAGCATATGGTCTCTGGGTTCCTCAGCTACCGGTAATAAATTCGATAATGAACTATGGACGTTCTTCTCTTTTATGGGGGTCTTTAGGCCTTTATCGTACAGATGAAAATACACCTGGTTTATGTTTAATTCCTTTGCCGATACACTCCGATAGTAACGATATTGATGATGAGGATGATAGCGATGAATGTGAAGAAAATTATCCAGATGTCGAAATAGCTGCAAATGACTTGTGGATAACATCAGAACAGGTGAGAAAATTACTAAACCATAATGGTGACTACAGCGATCTACCTCAGTGTAGTGATAATGAGACTTTCCTAACTGCCGATTTGGTGAAAAAAGTAAACAAAAACAACCAAAGCGCTGAACGTCATGCCATAAATCGGGAGAAACTATACAAATATGCGATAAGCTTATTATCGAAATATCCTGAGGAATGTCGAGGCGAACGCAAGGAAATAAGTCCTGAAAAATGGCGTGATTGCATTATGGCTCGTCAAAATGAGATACCTCCATTACCAATCACAAATGAAGATGTGATACTAAGACATCTGAGAGCTGCAGCAAATAACAAGGGGTAGAGTTAATTCACTCTACGGGTACAGTAGGTTTACTGTGCCTTATCCTTACCCCACACTAACGACATAATTCCTCCTGTAATCTATTGGCGTCTATCGATGACGCCGCACGTAAACAGGAGGATAGATGTCAGTACGCCTTATTAAAATGCCTGAAGTTATGCGCCGCACCGGCAATGGAAAAGCCTGGATTTACAGGCTGATATCTCAAGGCCGCTTCCCTCGCCCCGTCAAAGTTGGGGCGCGAGCTATCGCATTTGTAGAAAGTGAAGTTGATGAATGGATAAGCCGGCGCATTGAAGAGCGTGATGCTCTAATTTCCACAAAACCTCAACTGTAACTTAGCCCGGGAAATCTATTATGACTAACAAAAATGCCCTAGCCGGGCAGGGTTTCGCTCAACCTGAAAACAGCAGCGATGATATTTCGGTCATTAAATTTGAGGCCGCGAAAGTCCGTATTGTTATGATCAACGGTGAACCGTGGTTCGTTGCAAAAGATGTTTGCGCGGCGCTGGAACTATCCAATTCACGCATGGCGTTGCAGGCTCTGGATGATGACGAGAGAAATACCGTAACTTTAACTTACGGTATTCGCGGGAACCCAAATCATAGCGCTGTCTCTGAATCTGGTTTCTACAAGCTGATCGCCCGCAGCCGTAAAGCTATTACGCCGGGCACATTCGCCCATCGTTTCAGTAATTGGGTATTTCGCGAGGTTATCCCTTCTATCCGCAAGACTGGCTCTTATGGTGTGCCGTTCGCGTTCCTGAATGACTTTAGCCGGCGCATGGCGGCTTATCAGCAGGAGGCCAGCAAACGCGGGTATAAGTTGCAGCAGTGTAAGGGGGCAAAAGAAGCTCTTGAACAAGAGGAGATTCAGCTTTGGCGTAAGTATCAACCCGAGTTACTGAGGGAAAATAGCGATGATTAAAAAGGCAGGAAGAAGCCGGGATTATTACCCGGCTCAAAGGCTGATGGATCAGCCTTTAGGCTCTATGCCTTGTTTACGGAGCTCAGCGCGGGCAAGTTCCTTCATCCAATTACCAAGGCTCATACCTGCGCGCTCAGCTGCTTCATTCAATTGCTGGCGCAGTTCTGGATTAATTCGAATCTGGAAAGTAGGCGACCAGCCCTCACCCTTAGGTGTTTTATCTCGTTTTGCAGTTGACACGTACGTACATAACCTCATAGTATGGTTTTTGTTATGTACGTACGTTAGCACGGCGTACATTGAAAAGACAACGCCCCAGACTGTTGGAGCAGTACCGGGGCGTCTAACCAAAACGTTAGTTGAGGTAACATTATGGCTTGCACTAAGTCTACCCAAACACGCCCTGAATTTACATGGCGTTTTCTCACCTTGGGCGAATTCACAAATCAGATCGTCAATGTTACTGCTTCCACCGAGCGCGAAGCACGCGAAAAAACGCCCGCAGGATGTGTCTGTATTCTGGCGTGTCGTTTTCGCGTTGAGGAGGTACAGCATGTTTAACCTCCAGACCCTGACAGCAAAAGCACGCGAGCTGCGCGGTAACGTGGTAAAAGCTACTACCACGAAAGGCACCCGCACCATGACCCCCGTTTACGAACGGGAAGAGCAGCGCAAACTGCGCGAGCGCATCCAGCAGACCCAGCCGGACTGGGTTTTACTCTGGTGGGATATTGCGACCGTTACCGGCTGGCGTACCAGCGACGTGTGCAACTTCCGTTACTCCTGCATCAACTGGGAAACCGGCATAGCAACAATTATCGTAGCGAAGCAGACCAAAGCAGCAGAAGCCAGAGCGACCCGGAAGGGGATCGAGATTGTTCGCCAGCAGCGCAAGGACGCTGCTCGGCTTGCTGGCGATCACATTGGGTACATGCACTGGGACAGCGTGAGCTGCGACGAGCTGGCCGCCGGCATGACGGAAGAAGAACAGGCGATCGTGTTTGAGCTGGTGGCAAAGGCTGAAGTGAAGCACGACACCAAACAGCTGCCGCCGGGCATCATCAAACGACTGCGCGAACGCATGGAGCGCAATCTTATCGGTGACGACCTGGTATTTTCCCGCAGCCAGATTGAAAGTAATCGTTGCCAGTCTCTGGAAGGTAGCGTGAGCCGCCAGACAATCTGGAAGAAACTGCACAACGTAATGGTGTGGTTTACCCGCGTGGTAAACACGCGTCTGCGCCTGAGCGCCTATTCCAGCCGCAAAATTGCCGCCTTTAATCTCATGTCTGCCGGCGGCGAACAGGGTTTGCTGGTCGCCTCTGAAATGCTCGGGCACAGTAACCCGGCAATCACCCGAACTTACCTCCAGTTAGGCAGTAAGGCCTCCGCCATTCAATCCCGTCTGGCCATGGAGGTATCTGTATGACAACGGTTATCCCGATTTGCCGTCTCGGCGCTTTTCTCGAGCACATATCTGAACAATTAAATAGCGCGCGATATTGTTTTGCCCGCCAGTCATTAAGGGATGGGGAGGAGAAATTATGACTCCTGTTTACGATCTGGTTCGCCGGGCCGACGGCAAAAATGTTTTCAGTTTCCCGGCCGGCGGCCGCTATCTGGTGGACACGTCAAACGGTCTTCAGTCGATGCGCCCCCTTATGGACGACGAGATCATTTTTACGGTGGAGAGTGCCGCGCGCTTTCTGAAGAAAATTGGTTATCAGGTAATCCCGCCAGCGGCGTGAGGTAAAAAATTATGACGATTAAAAATTCCGGCTTAGCTGCTGGTGGCCGCGCTCACCCTGAAATCAGGCCGGGCGATAAATGGAAGGACGGGCGGGGCAACATTGTAATTATCGAAAGTTACCGATTCGACAGAGTGACATATTGCCGCGAGGGGTACAGCTCACCGTGTTTTTGCACGCCAGAAAGACTGGTGCGGGAATTTGAATTTGTTTCTTCCGCGCCGGTCACCGGCGAAAAAGATATCGATCGGATTATGCAGGTACAGGGAGTGGAACGAATTCGGGTTATGCGGGAAATCATCAGGGAGCGAGGGAACAGAAAATGAAGAATGCACCAAACCTTAAAAAGCAGCCGGCGGATCTCATGGAGGAGTCAATCATCTTTGCCGGCGCCGATGCATGGACGTTCGCCAAAGCATGGCAGGAAATGAACCCGATTGGCGACACGGTGCCGCCGGTTGTGCTGGATAAAAAGCAGCTGGCGGAGCTGGAGAATATCCGCATTGTTGATGATGGCCGGCTTTATGCCCGGGTTTGCCGCGGCGGGCATCTGACCGAACGGCAGATAACCATTCTCGCGACAAAGCTGGCGGTGGCCGGCGTGGAGCGCGCGCAATTCTACTCTGAAGGTTATCAGCTTCTGGAGGACTGGACGCCACAGCTGCCGCGCCTGAAAGCCGATGCGGAAGCTGGCAAAAGCATGGTGATCGGCAAACCGCTGACGGATGTAAACCTTCGCGACCTGGCTGATAACGAAAAGGCGCTCATACTGGCCGCGCGTTACACCGGCATTGCGATCCATGAAAACAGCGAAGGCGTGTACGTCTACCGTGCCGGCATCTGGGAGAAAACGTCTTTGCTCGAGCTGAGCCGCGAAATGGTGGCTATCTACAACGAGAACAAAACCAACTTCAGCAAGCGCGCGATCAACAACGTTATCGACGCCCTGAAAATCGTTATCCCGGTAATGGGGGAGCCGCGGCGCAGCCTGATCCCCTTTGCTAACGGCGTCTACGATATGGAAACCGGCGTTTTCTCCGAACACAGCCAGGATAACTGGCTGACCAACCATAACGGCGTGACATACACGCCGGCGGTGCCGGGCGAAAACCTCCGCGACCACGCGCCGAACTTCCATAAGTGGCTAAGTTACGCATCAGATAGAGACGCAATTAAGATGCAGCGCATCGCTGCAGCGCTCTTTATGGTGCTGGCGAACCGGTACGACTGGCAGTTGTTCCTCGAGATAACCGGTGAGGGCGGCAGCGGGAAAAGTGTCTTTACCCATATCGCCACGATGCTGGCCGGCGCGCATAACACCGCCAGCGGGAACATGGCGGCGCTCGACAGCGCGCGTGGGCGGGCGCAGTTCGTCGGGAAAAGCATGATAACGCTTCCTGATCAGCCCAAATATTCAGGAGAGGGCACCGGGATAAAAGCGATAACCGGCGGGGATGCCGTGGAGATAGACCCGAAGCACGAACACCAGTACACCGCCGTTCTGCGGGCGGTGGTTGTGGCCACGAACAACACGCCGATGATTTTCACCGAACGTGCCGGCGGCGTTTCCCGGCGCCGCGTAATTTTCCAGTTTAACCGGCGCGTCAGCGAAGAGGATAAGGATCCCGAACTGGCAGAAAAGATATCCGCTGAAATTCCGGTGGTTGTTCGTCGGCTGCTGGCAACCTTTTCGGACCCGGAAAAAGCGCGGGCGCTGCTGCTGGAGCAACGGAACAGCGAAGAAGCACTGGAGGTGAAGCAGAAAACGGATCCCTTGTACGCCTTCTGTGCGCATCTGGAGCGCCTGGCTGATTGCGTGGGAATGCTGGTGGGCAACCGTAACCCGCCTCATCGCCCCCGCATTTACCTCTATCACGCTTATCTGACGTTTCTTGAGGCTAACGGTTTCGAGAAGCCGCTGACGCTGAATAAATTCTCTGAGGGTATGGAAAGCGCCATGCGGGAGTTTAATCACGAGTACCGCAAAGAGAGAAAGACCCGCGGCGTGGTGACGAACGTCGAACTTTCAGAGAGTGCGGAGGACTGGCTGCCGCAGGCGCACCCGTTAGCTGAGGAAAAAAGATGAATGTTTAGCTAAATATGGCGAAAGGTGTTCATAGTGTTCATTGATTGGGTAAAGTTCAATTAAATCAATAAGATTGACTATGAACACCTTTGTGTAAGGTATTCATAGGGTATTCATAGTGTTCATAGGTCACTTTAACTCTGTGCTCATAAAGTAAACAGAAATATGAACACCATGAACACTTGTAACCCCTGTATGTAGACCGGTATTCATAGGTTAATTTATTGTTTTGTATGTAATTTATCGCCTTTATGAACACCATGAACACCTTGAGGGCAAATTCTTTAAAACGCATCCACTCTTTTAGCGTTGTACACCCCTGCAATTTCATTAACATCGTTTCATAAATCGCAACTGATTATTCGATTGTTGCGATTTATGGAATTTTAACGGTCGCTATTACAGGGGGCATCATGAGCAAGGTTTACGTTAAGCCCGTCCTGCTGAACGGGGAGCAGATTCAGGCTCTGAAAACCATTCAGGAGAGGGAGCGCCAGAAGTCGGGCATGGGGATCGCGCCGTCAATCCATGCTGTTGCGCGCAAAGTATTTGATGCAGGGCTATCAAAAATGGAGGCTGGCCAGTGAGCTACTCAATCAAAATTGGGAAACACAGCATCGAGCTGGCGGGTTATGCCGGTAAGGTTGTTGCGCCAAATACTCAGATGGCCGCTTTATTTCGTGGCATGGCGGGCGAACTCACCAGCCTGAGGACAACGGCGCAGCAGGCCGAAGCTGAGGCGGATTTGCTGGACGTTATCCGCAACGATCCGGATCTGAACGAACAGGCAAAAAACCGCAGGGCAGGTGAAGCCCGGAACCCGGACACGCTCAAAGACTTTACCCGCGGCGTCGCAGCCGTAAGCGAGCAGGCCGCAAACATTCTCGATTATCTGAAGAACAAGCTCGCGCCGGTTAATCCACTGGCATCTGATGATGTTCAGGGATTCATGCGTGACAGTGAAATGCGCCTGGCATTCGCCCGACTGGATCGCCGCAGCCAGGAAAAAATGCTGCTGTCGATGCACAGTGGAAAGCACCAGGAACTGGCGGACGCCTTACTACGGGCGCACGCAGTGTGTTCGGGACTCGATACGGAACAGCTAAAACGTCTCGGCTTCTCCCGTGTTGCATCAAAGAACGGGCAGGTGATTAGCGCGGTTGCCGATCTGGTCGACGCGGTAAGGAAAGACGTTGCACAAATTACAGCTGTCCGAACCTGGTATAACAATCTCGTGTACGGGAAGAACGACGATCCATCAGAAGTTCTGCCCCGCATGACCGGTCTTGATCAGTTAAGCGAACATGTCAGCGCGATGCTCAAAGGCAGCCAGCGGCAGACACATTCAGAAGAGAAGCAGGCCGCCTGAGGGCGGCTTTTTTTCTGCCCGGAGGGAAACACAGGATGCTGTTAAGTAAATCAGCCTACGCCAGGCATATGGGCGTTAGCCGGCAAACTGTTTACGGCTGGATAGCGCGAGGTGAAATTGTAATTTCAGGCGATAAAGTGGATGTTGACGCATCGCAGGCTAAACAAAATTCTGCTGGTGTTGGCGAACACCAGACTGAAATGACGTGGGCGCAGGCCGCCGCATGGGTATGGGGGCATGACGGCGGGAAAGAGCTGCCGGCTGATATTGATGCTGGCCAGCGAATAGAGGCAGCAGCCGCTGAACTGGGTTTTGAAGTTCAGCACGAGCCCGATGAACAACTGCTGATTCTCTTCCGGCCGGATGAAGAAACCCACAGCTTCTATGGCAAAGACCGTGCAGCAGGCGCTTTACGGTTTCTTCGTTCTGAGCTGGCTTACGTTGCCACAATGCACCCCGATACGCTGGATGACTGGAACAAAACTGGTTTAATGTCACTCTGCCTGCTGGACGGCGAAAAACTGTAAACCCCCCAGCCCCTCAAACTTGACACTTTTTCGCGAGAAACTGGGAAAAGTGTCAACCCAACCTAACGGATCCTGACGCCTACGAACAGCAGCTACAGCAGAAGTGTAAAGGGCTGGCGTTGAGATTTGTTGAGCCTTGGCTGTTAGCTTTTGTTAATCCTGATGCGAAGCAGGGCAGGTGTCAGCCTGTTATGGTTTGTTATGCCTTACTAGGGAAAACTAGGGGGAAAAGTGTCAACCGCTACCGCTTTAGAAAACTTCAGGTACACGAACTCGGGAAGAGGAGGTGTTAAGCACTCCCCCCTTTGCAACCATCCTCGAGCCTCTTTCAGATCGCTGTTCTGGTTTGCCCGGAAGCTGGCGTTCAGATTGAGTTGTCAAAAGTTGTCACCCACCGGCAGCGCCAAAGGGGATTTTCGGCTGAACGTGCTCTAAGTTACAGTTCCTTCCGTGTGTAAGAACCAGAACTTGAACTAAATAAATGATGAGAGATTTTGTATAAAAACCAGACGCTGGTCTCGTTTGGCCACTGGTAAACAAGGGCTTAAACTGCTATTTTTTTGATTAAAATATTTCCTTGTGGTTATTTAGTATTGGTGTAAATTAAAGTCAAATAACCTAAATTTATGCTCTAATTAATTTTTCTTGATCTTTAATTATCTTGAGGAGTGATCTGAGTGAATACACATGTTTTCAGAAATAATGACGAAATTGGAAAGCTTGAGGCTGAATCAGACACTTATTTAGATGCTTGTTTTTATGAAACTAATATATTCAAAGGGATAATGAATTTCGATTCTTCGGAGAAGAATCCAGACTTCACTAAAAGAATTATAGTTGGCAGGACCGGAAGTGGAAAATCAGCTCTGCTAAGAAAGATACTCGATGAGGGAAGTATTAAGGTTTATGAAAAAATAGAAGCTGAAAATACAATATTTGAACATGTGAAAAACAATGTTTTTATAGCTTCGTTAAATGAAAATGGTATTGACTTAAGGGTGTTCTATAAATCATTATGGCTACATGCATTATTAATAAAAGTTATCCCGGCATTACATAGATCAACTTATCAGAGTTTTTTTAATCGAGTGCAGGAATTAATTGGAGGGAAGAAAAAATCTTATAATCCTGAGTTGGCGAATGAATACATTGAACAATTCAAGGATGTTTTTTTTAATGATAAAGCTTTAATAGAAATTAGTAATAAGATGCAAAGTGAACTATCCTCTAAAATAGGGATAAAAGGTATTGACCTTGGAGGGAAGTTAGGTCGGGAGGAAACTCAAAAAGTTCAATCTGAGACTTCTAGTTATGTTAGTCGAGAGTTAATAAGAAAACAAAAAGAGTTAATAAAAATATTAAACGAAGAGTTTTCTGAAGTAGGGCAGTTTAGAATTATAATAAGTATAGATGATCTGGATAGATCATGGTTAAGTTCAAGTGATATACGATACGACTTTATAAATGCATTACTTGAAGCGTTCAGGGAGTTGTTAGACATTAAGTCTGTGAAGGTTCTAATTTCAATTAGGACTGACATACTAATGGGGATTTATAACAAAACTCTTAGGCAAGATGAAAAGGATCAATCTCTCATTTATGCTGTTTCCTGGAATAAATCTGAGATAAGAAGCATAATCGATATGCGTCTGAATCATCTTATAAAAAATAAGTATCAAGGCTCTCGCACAGTTACAATGAGAGATATTTTTCATTTTATGATAGATGAAGTAAAAGCAGATGATTACATCCTTGATAGAACCATGCTAAGGCCAAGAGATGCTATAAGTTTTATCAATTATTGTTTAAAAGAATGCGATGGTAATGTTAGTATGGATAAAGATATAGTCTTGATGGCTGAGGAAAAATTCTTTTCCTCACGTAAAAGAGCCTTGGTTTCTGAATGGGTTAGCATTTACAAAAACATATCTGAGTATGTTGACTCACTTTCAATATTAAAACATTCTAACTTTTCGTTAGATTCTATAAGTGAAGATAATAAAAATGAAGTACTAACTTATATCTTAGACAGGGCTCCTTCGGAAAATGAAAGCGAATTGCATACAAAAATAATTATGAACTTTGATGAATTAATGAAGGTTTGGTTTATTGTTGGTGTAATTGGTATTAAGAAAACAGACACTCTAATTATATACTCTTCATATGATAAGCCTGATCTGGATATAACAGATATGAAACGTACCTTTGTAATACATCCTTTATTCGATAGGAGTTGAAAAATAAAAGCTATGTCTTAGTTAAAGTCATAGCTTTATTTGCTTAATTTTTGGAGAGGGGTTTCTTTACCTTGCTGTGGCTTTGATTTCGGAAATGCTCTCTGCGGCAACTACTTTAAATAGCCTTCCTTTTTTATCAGTGCTTTGTGTAATCAATAAGAAATTATCACCGCATGGACCTAATAGTTTCCATTCATTTATTTTATTTTCATTTAAACGAACGGTTGGCAGTCTATTTGAAGTAAAGTCGGCATCCATCTTAGCCCTGGACTCCTCTATCAGGGTGGGAGCATAAAAAATGCCAAATGCTAGAATGAAATACAATAAATAAACTTCGTACCCACTCCATTTTAATTCACGAAGTGCTAAGCAGGCAATTAATTCTCCAACAGTAGTGCCTGTGGCTATCGCCCAAAAAAAACCAGTAATACCAACTAATAAATTCGAACTTACATGTTTATCAAAAATCAATGATGAGCAGTAAGTAATCGATGCCAGTACAAGGAAAAAAATTGACCACCGACGAAGACCTTTCATTCCAGCTTTATTTTCAAGCAGCGCAACAAAGCTACAGAATGCAACCGCAAAAATAATAGTGATAAGAGAAATACTAGTCTGCATTATCTGGACTGAAGTTAACATGGAGGAGGCCCAAGGTGCTCCAAGCTCACGATAGTATGCAGATGATTCTTTCCATCCGATTATATAAGCGAGGCCTGTAAACCCTACGGCTAAACCTGTAATCTGTGGTAAGAGCCCCAAGACTGAGCCGGCAGCACGCAGAGTGGTGTCTGTATTTGTATATGGGCTGTTTTTCAT